AAATGGAATCACTTTGTGGTTCTCCTTTAGTAGATTTAAATGGTATTATCTTAGGTATCCATATTGCTGGGACACAAGATAAGAAAGGTTTAGTTAAGTTATTGAATTCACCGAAATCACGATTATGTCTTGCTACGTTGTTTGGCGCTAGTGATCCTTTTCCCATTAATCTTGATCGCACAGTTAAAGCGGAAGATTATGGAGTTGAGGTATTAAATGTCGCCATACCTAGCACGGGTTTAGATGGAGGTAGTAAGCCAACTACCTACATTACAGCTGGGTCTACTTTAACAGACTCTAGCTTGCCCGGTATTTTTCCTTATGAGCGTAAACCAGCTAACTTTACAGATAAGCCTGGTGTTAGACTCATGCAATTGGCTACTAAAAGTTTCGCCGAAACAAAAGAAGTACAAATTGAACATTTACCTTTTGTCAAAAATGTTTTGACCTCCTTAATTGCGACACATAAACCACGACTATTGAATGATTATGATAATATTAAAGGTACGCAATATCTTGGAGGTATAGACAAGAAAACTAGTACAGGATTTGGATTGCCCGGTAAAAAAGAAGACTATTTAGATTTTGAACTAGGTCAAGTTAAACCACATTTTCAACAATTGATTGACCAGTATAAACTAGATGTTCTTGCTGATAAATATCCCAACGTTGTGTTTACAGATCAGTTGAAAGATGAGCTTAGAGATTTACATAAAGTTGATAAACCGCGTGTTTTTCGTATGAGCACTTTGGTTCACACGTTTCTTGGTAGACGATACTTCGGTTCTCTTTGTGAACATTTTGGTAAACCATATAACCGAAAGACAACTGGAATATATGTAGGTATAAATCCTTTTGGACCTGAGTGGGGCGTTTTAGCCAATGAGTTGCTCAAAATTGGTCGTAAAGCACTTGATGGTGATTATGCTTCATTTGATGGTGGTATGTTATCAGTTTTTCAACACATGGTTGTTGAAACTTTTATGGAATCTTTCGCTAAGTTACACCCAACACCTCAAGATTCAAAGATTGCTCATTTTATATTAAATTCCATTATTTATAATGCAGTTGTTTCTGCTGCTATCTTTTATATTACCAATCATTCTTTGCCATCAGGTTGTTTTATAACAACTTTGTTCAATTGTTTTATTAATAAAGCATATATGAGCTATGCCTTTGCCGTGATTTACAAATCTACTAATAACCCCGTTGCACCAACTGTTGATTTTATGAA